TATTTCTTATATGACGAATCACCCTAAAATTTTAGGAGATTGCTACAAGAAATTTAACTTGGCACATACTAGCAAAAGCCAAAACACAATTCCTGACGACATAAGATTCAGAAATTACATTGTACTTACCCCAAAAGAAAAAGCTAACCTACCAAGTAACTGTTCTTTTACTGGCGGTACGATTGCACATGAAATAATTCAAAGAATTTTATGTAAAAATTTAACTTACAAACAAGCACTAGAGTCTGTGCAAGAAAAAATAATTAACTACAAAAGCATTGATGAAAAAGATGACATTAAGTTTGGTCATATTATGGATAATATGGAAAGCTTAGTTAATAATCATTTAGAAAATATTGCTGAAGTAGGAAAGCAAACTTGGAAAGATGAATTAGAATATACACACTGGGCAAATGGTATTAGTACCTATTTTTTAATGTATGTTGATTTGGTTGGGCAAACAGAATTTTTTGATATTAAAAATGTGTTTGGCACATTAACTAAAACTAAAAAAGGTTTTAGCTATTCAAAAAGAAAGTGTCCTCAAGTTCCATACCATTCAGATTGTATGCAAGTTGCTTTGTATAGCAGAGAGCTGCCAAAACTAAAACCTTGCCTAACCTATGCAAGTGATAGCGATAGAGTTGTTTTTACACCTAGCAACTGTGTAGAACTTAGACCTGAGAGCTTACAATATTACTACGAAGAATTAGTGTTGTACCAAAAGTGTTGGGAACAAAAATTAAAATTAGCTGATGGTGATACAAAAGTTTTAGCTTTACTTTGCAAACCTGATTTATCTGAAATTAGAAAAGATGGCTTTTGGTGGAAAGGTTTAGATCCTGACATCATAAAAAGATTTAGGAGTTATTATGAACTTTAAACAATTAATTGCTCATTATGAATCTTTACCAAAAGACCAGCTGATACAAAAGCTAGTGGATAAAAATGCTTTGCTGCTTAAACAAGAAAATGAAATTGAAAGGCTTGGCAAGGAAATAAAAGATATTAGAGAAATAGAACAAGATCACAAACAATTAAATGGCAATCTAAAAAAAGAATTAGATCAACTAAAGGAGAGAAATGAAAACATTAACTGATGCTATACAACAATTTAGGAATGATATTGATGATAGCGATTATGCAAACTTAGGTGCTAAAGGGAAATACCTAACAGTACCTTACAGATTAAAATTTGTTAGAGAATATTTTGGTGAGAGAATTAGAATTGTTACTGACAGTTTTGATTTACCTGATGGTATTCATAAATTTAAAACAGAAATTTTTTTAGATGATAAATTAGTATCTACTGGTTTATCAAAACAAACACAAAACAAAGATAAAGAATTTGAAAAGCAATCCACTGTGAGCTGTGGTAGAGCATTAAGTTTCTTAGGCTTCTTTGGTGATGAGATTGCAACAGCTGAGGAAATGGAGCAGTTTCTAAATAAACCTAAAGTTAAACAAGAAGTTAAAACACAAACAAAAACTATACCTGAGTTAGCTAATGATTGGATTGACCAAATGACAACAGCAGCTGAACACTCTAAATCATCACATTACTTTGAAAAAAATTTAGCTCCTATTAAAGAAAAATATAAAGATGAAATTCATTTAATAGCAACTGATCCAATTGAACAGTTAAGAGTTGATACAGAATACAACAAACTAAAATCACAAATACAATCAAGAGGTACAAATGGCAGATAATAATTATGATAATTCTGGTGCGTTATGGAAAAGACAAGCAACTCCAAAAGATGAGCCAGGTAAAAAATATCCACACTATACTGGTAACGTAACTTTAAATGGTGTTAAGAAAAATGCTTCGGCTTGGCTTAATACTGAAAAAGGTACTGATCCAGCAAAAGCTGGGCAACCTGACATATCAATTAAATTAAACGACCCAATTAAGAAAGATTAACATGGAAAGTAAAGACCCTCCTCACTATCAAAAAGCAATACAAACTTGCGATGCTATTATGAGTCAAATGACTCCAGAAGAAAACATCGGCTTTTTGAGAGGATCAGCAATGAAATATTTATCTAGGTTTGGTGCTAAGGGAGGGCAAACACTAGAGAAAGCAATTATGGATTTAGAAAAATCTAATTGGTTTAACCAAAAGTTAATTAATTATTTAAAGAGTCTTGCAACAGATGGCAATGACTTACGAAGCACTACAACAAATGTAACTAATTTATTTGAGGATAAGAAATGAAAATAAGAACTAATGGCAATGGTCATATCTACCTTAGCCAAATAAAAAAGGATGTGCTTGATTTTATAAAGCACTTTATTGAAACATATGACTATGCTCCAACCTATAAAGAGATTAGTGAAAAGTTTCATTTTACTAGAGCAAGAGCTGGTGCATTGATAGCAGAGTTTCGTAAATTAAATTTAATCAGTAAAAGTAACCAGGCTCATAGAAATATTGCCTTATCTAAAAAACAATTAAAATTAATACCAACACTTAAAGTTAATAAAAGTTATTCAACAATGGAGTTTAGAAAATGAGCAAAGTAATTAAAGAAAGTTTTTTTGAAGCTAACTTTAAAGTTGATGAAGAATTTGACAATGCAGAAATAGCTGCAAAATCAAATACTCCTAGCGATGATGCTAGGGTAACTGTCCTAGATATTAAGTTTGATAAATCTAGGATTAAACTTAACAAAGGAACAACTGAGGATGGCAAAGAGTAATAGTCTATTAAGAAGATATGAAAAGCTTAATAAACTTCACAGCGAAATTATGCAGAAGCCTAAAACAAATAGTAGGCAATGTAATAAATCTGTGTTGGCTTTTAAATCTTATATCAAAACTTATAGACAGATTGTTTGTGTTGAAAATGAAGACTCAAAATTCATTCATGCACAACCTTAATTACTAATTAACAAAAAAAGTTGTAACAAACTGTAGGCTAGGAGTCTGCATAAAAGAGAGGAAGAATGACAAGACCATATAAAAAACATCAATTAACACAAATGGATAGAGCCATGAATAAATTAATTGGCAAAAAAATTACAGAGGCTAGGTATAATAGAATTAAAGTTATTAATGCTGGTGATCCAGAGCTGCCTGATAGAGCATTTGAAAAAAAAGTTTTCTGCACACAAACAGAACTAGCCAAATCATTAAATGTTAAATATCAACAAGTGTCTAAATATGAACAAGGATCTAACACTATATCGTCAGTACGATTAATTCAGATTGCAGAATTTTTTAAAAGACCACTTGATTATTTTACTAAAGAAGCCACAGAATTATTGAGGCAAGACACTTCTCTCACTAATAACCCATTAGCTCCCTCTTTAAAAGAGTATGGGATAACAGAAAAAAGTAAGTGTCATTAAATGTGAAACTATAAGAGCTTTGTAAAATAAACTCTTATATTTATTTGTTGTGTGATTGGGGGGAGAGAAATCTCCCCCTTTTTTTTATGTATTTTGTAATTTGGAAACCTAAAGATAAATTTACTAGCTTTACAAATGTACTGTTTGCATTAGAAAAAGAAGCTAGGGAGTTTGCTAAGAAAAGTATTAAACGAAAAATTGAATGGGATGTAGTTCCCTATAACTCAGAGAACTACGATAAGTATTGGTACAAATAATTATTTTTTATGTACCCTAATAATTCTTTTCATTTCTTTTTGACTTATATTATTAAGACCCCAAGTATAAATTTCACTCATAATTGGTGTCATATCTTCTTGTATATTATCGGTCATTATTTCATTACCAATAAG